TGAGTTCCGGGATATAGCTAAGTGGCTTGATAAGAAATTATCTAAGCCCTTGGCCTTTTTTATTAAAGGCTGGCTATATGGCTTAGAGACCGCCTGGATCGCCGCTAAGGCCTCTGCTGCTGTTGAGAAGGGGGTTACACCCGTCAAGCCGTTGGACCCCGTTGTAGCGCCCCCTAGACGCCACACAGAGCCCTCTACTGTTGAGGGCCTGGATGAGATCGGATTCACGTATGAGTTCGTCGAACGCCCTCAGGCGTCGTCGTCCTCCTCGAGATCTGATTCGTAATCAGCGACGGCGTCGGCGAGATGTGCTGGGAGATTTCCGTAATCCCTCAACTCAATCAATGCCTCTTCGTCTTTGAGCAATTGAGCGACGAATGCGTTCATTGCTTCGCGTGTTGCGTTTGTCATTGGTTTGTGGTGTGGACTGCGTTCATTCTCATTCATCACTTGCACCTGACCAACCGAAACAGGTGTACTAGCTAGAGACCTTTTCTAGTCATACCAATCGATCTGCCGCTGTTGTGTCAATAAATTTCTGGCACATTTTAAAAGAAGTGGCACACCTACTGGCACACCAAATTGGCACATTTGACCTTTATTGAGAATGCCAGCCTGTGGGAAACCACCTCCCAGCCTGTGGAATTTACACTGCAACGACTGGGATCTCAGCAAACAGAACAGTTGTACTTGTGGAAAAACCCCTGTCCACTCAAAACCCGTTCTCAATATTTACATGAATTTACAAGAACTAGAGACACGAATCAAGACCGATTTCAAAGTCTTTCTAACGCTGGTGTGGAGAGAATTAGACCTCCCCAAGCCTACAAGAGCACAGCTATGTATTGCTGACTACCTACAACATGGGCCAAAACGACTTCAGATCTCAGCCTTTCGAGGTGTTGGTAAGTCTTGGATTACTGCTGCATTTGTTCTTTGGACCTTATATAACGATCCAGATCGCAAGGTCATGGTTATCTCTGCATCTAAGGAACGAGCAGATAACTTCTCAATCTTCTGTCAAAAATTAATTCTTGATATCGCATGGCTAGGACACCTTGGACCCAAAGACTCAGATCAGCGTTGGTCACGTATCTCCTTCGACGTTGGTCCTGCCAAACCACACCAGGCTCCGAGTGTGAAGTCTGTGGGCATTACAGGACAGATGACTGGGAGTCGTGCCCATTTAATGATTTTCGACGACGTTGAGGTTCCCCAGAACTCAGCCACAGATATGCAACGGGAGAAGCTTCTCCAACTCGTAACCGAATCCGAATCAATCCTCACTCCAGATGCCGATAGCAGAATTCTCTTTCTTGGGACACCGCAGTCGACCTTCACAATCTATAGAAAGTTGGCCGAACGCTCATACCGTCCATTCGTATGGCCTGCAAGATACCCGAAAGATCTCAGCAAGTATGAGGGACTTCTCGCTCCGCAACTGGTCGAAGACCTCGAGAAGGGAGTGGAGGCCGGGATCCCTACGGACACGAGATTCAATGATCTAGATCTCATGGAACGGGAGAGCGCTATGGGCCGCTCTAACTTCATGCTCCAGTTCATGCTCGATACGAGTATGTCTGATGCTGAGAAGTTCCCACTTAAGTTTGCTGATCTAATCGTCACACCTCTAGGTAATGAATGCGCTGAGCGTTATGCCTGGTCTGCTGATCCTAGATATATGGTCAAAGATCAGAACCCCGTAGGACTCCCCGGTGATCGCTTCTACGGACCTATGTATATCGATGAGGGTATGTGTGATTACTCAGAAACAATCGTCTCTGTAGACCCTTCTGGACGGGGAACCGATGAAACAGTTGCAGTCGTACTTAGTCAAGCAAACGGCTATGTCTTTGTTCGTGATATGTTGGCTTTTAGGGATGGTTATTCTGATAACACCCTTACCTCTATTGTTCGTCTTGGAAAGAAGTATCACGCCTCTAGACTCCTCGTCGAATCTAACTTCGGAGATGGAATGATATGCGAACTGTTCAATAGACACATCATTCAGATGGGCGCCAGCTTCTCTACTGAAGAGGTAAGAGCAACTGTCCGTAAAGAAGAACGCATCATCGAGACACTAGAGCCGGTGATGAACCAACACAAATTAATCATCGATCCAAAGGTATTTACCTATGACTATTCATCCAATCCTGATGCGCCTCCTGAAAAACGACTGGAGTATATGCTCGGCTATCAGATGAGTCGTATGTGTAGAGAGAAAGGAGCTGTAAAGCACGATGACCGTATCGATGCCCTGTCACAAGGTGTCCAATGGTTCATCGATTCCCTAGCCCAATCAGCACACAAAGCACAAGCTCTTAGAAAGAATGAAGAGTGGATGGCTATGATGGATGCCTTCGAAAACAACCCTCGCCTAGCTACAGATGCTTTGGTTATGGGGAGATCCTTTAAAGGCCTTGGATCCACTGCTAGCACTAAGGTTTGGGACTGGACATAGCTATTGGGCCCATTTAAGCAAGAGAAGTGGTGCTCTCTTGTGTGGATATGCGGTGAGATTGGGAGCACTCTGCTGACGAAACTACGTCGGGAGGCTCCCTTTCTCTGCTAACTACACAACTTACAAATTAAATCAAGACTTCTAGGGTGAGACTCCCGTGTGGTGAACACAGACTGACACACAAGCACAGAGAAGATCCCTGTCCATAAACACACCAACACCCCAGTCAGGCTCTCGTAGACAGTACGAGGAAGCCCGCCAGGGGTGACGAAGACTGGTCCCAGAGCAGGTGGAAGTGATCTTAATCACATCGACATAGACACACAGTGGATATGGAGATAATCATCACAACACCTTATATAACATATCCTCTATATATTATATTATTATATATATACTACTATGAAAGTTATCCTCTTCGAAGGTAATACTCTATCTTGTTCATTTGAATATCATAGGACTAGAGAAGGTCCTAATTATTTCGTTAGTCATTACAAAGGTTCCACTCGAGGTCATAACGACCCTAAGGAATGTTGGAGAACTCTAGGTGTAGCCAAGTTCACAGACTCAGGTAAAGCACTTAAGACTTGGTGTCTTGAGATGGATGAGTTGTACTCCTCTTCTGAAAAGGAAGGGGTTGTAGATACATCCTTTGCCTCTGAGGCAGGCCTAGAAGACCCCACAACAGCCACTCGTATGGTTACATGATGTCTGATAGAGATTTAAGATTACAAGCGGCTCTAAGGGCTGCATTAGCTGCAAAGAATCCCTGGCTTACAGCTTCTATTAGAGCTGCTATTCGTGGGGAAGATTATGATCCATTCCAAGGGTTAGAGATTCATCCTGAGATTGATGAGTTCTTTAAACCTTCAGAGTAAAATGAAATAAATTTGTGAACCCTATACTCATAGCGCCACCGACTGGCGTCCCCCCGTGGCCCCTATCCAATCTGAGGCATAGGGTGGTTCGTTTATTTCCTACAGACCTGGCCAGATCCTAGTCATAGCAAGGCTTCTCGTTAGATGATGGATCTAATGACCCACCTCATTCTCAATAACTGTACTACTTTCGCATTAACTGTACTATAGTACGTCTGTTCTGGTCTGTTCTGTATTTGTCTGCTTATCTGTGCGCTGATAACTTTAACTAATGCATACCACTACTATTAGATAACATTACCTAATCAATCATCATGTCTACTAATAAAGAGTACATCTACCTACAGAACATGCAACGCAGCATGATCGAGGTCTACAACCAGATCGAACAGCTACTGGCATCCATACCAGATGACATAGACGAAGAGGACCTGACCCCTGAACAGCAGGATGCAGTCCGAGCAGTCGAGGCTATTGAGAGTGAGTGGATCATCGACCCACAGATGAGGCAAGAGATGAGCTGTATCAACTGGACGTACGACTGATCTCACATAGGTCGGCCTTGGTCGGCCTCCTCATCAAAGCCAGTCCACCCACTCCTTATATATAGATGTCTACCAAACGAAGCACTGTGATGTACGAGGTCCACTACCTCACCCCACAGGGAAATAAGAAGTGGGTGTTATGGAGAGGCAAGCATGAGCTGAACGCTGAACGCTCATGGTTACAGCTAGCAGCACCAGGGACCAAGGTCTACGAGGTAAGGCCTAAGACACTGACTTGGTATCAATAAGTACATCCCACCTAACCAACTCGGTATCAATGCGAACCATGTAGTCCCTCATGTAGCGAAGTAGGCATTTCTTAAGATTCTTTAGATCTATTGGTATAACTGGGGTGTAATACCTATCTCTCATCA